TTCCGGCTTGGATCTTGTCTGCCGTAATCGCGCCCGCCGCGATATTGTCGGCGGTAAGGTTGAGAATTCTGGCATTGTTGATGAACTGGCCATTCGCGTCAAACAGGGCTAGCAGGTTCCCGCCGCTGTCCGCGATGATTGTCCGGTCGGCGGCAATCACCTTGCGCGACTGCCCGCCAACGATCTCCAAATACTCCGCCGCCTGCGTCGTGAAGTTGTCGCCGGTCGTTGCTCGCAGGAACGTACCGAAACGCGCCGTGACGCCGCCGGGTGCGGCAGTCGCCTCGATCTTGAAAAGGCCCTCTGCAGACGCTTGATCGGCCCTTGCTTCGACAGCTACGAGGCTAAGAGCGGTTGCCGTGTCACCCTCAACGCGGGCAAGCTGCTCTGCTGCCAGCGTAGCCGAAACGCCACCGACCTGCGCCTTCAAGACACGCCGGGCAAGGACTTCCTCAATCTTCGAGATCATCGTCTCGGACAAGCCGAGCGCCGTCTGGTTGGAGGTCTCCAAGACCTTTGTCAAATCATCGCGCAAGCGGGTTAGTGTCGCACCGACTGCCGCTGTGATGGATGCGGCATCGACTGATGCCGGAATGTTGAACGATCCGGTGGTGACGGTTGTCCATGCGGACGGAGTTGTCACCCTCGCAGGATTTGGAATGATTGTGTTCCGTACCTGATACTCGGTCGATCCGACGACGCCCTCTAGCAATACTGCCAAGGTGGCGCTTCGGCTGACTACCTTTGCCACCTTGCGCGTGTCGTCCCCTGTTGGACGCCATTCCAGAAGTATCGCTTCAACGGTGGGGTCCGTAACCGCAGCCCAAGAAGCCGAAAGGGCAGGCGCGATGTACCCGCTCGGATCGTTTGTGACTGCAATCGCCGTCACGCCGAAGGACTGCAATTCTTGAAGGTAGGTCGGCGCGCCCGGGCGCGTGGCCGCAGTGGGCGGCGTGACTGCGCCGATATCAGCATAAATGCTGTCGTCGCGCTCCTGCAACGTTAGCTGGACGACGCGCGGTTGATCTGAATCAAGTGCGGCGATTGCCATTTGGACGATCTGATAATCACGCGAAGCTGCACCATCTTCGTCGTTGGTCCATGTTATCCAGTCGCCGACCTCAAGCACCTGCCATCTTGGCCCTACTGTAACAGTTTTTGTCGCTTCGAATCTGTTTTCAGATAGGTATATTGAAGCAAGCTGTTCGGCTTGCCGTTTGGAAGGGACCATTGGAAAGTTGAGATTGTAATCGATCGTCCTTCGATCTGCCGTTACACTTGCTGCGAGCTGCTGTTTTGAATAACCAGTCTCGGAATAACCGAAATTTGGCTCTGAATAAACGCCAGAAACGGTGTTGACGACTTCAGATACTGGACGGTGTAAACGGAATTCGACAGGAGCATCAGCGACCAAATCGTCATTCGTCAACGTTGCGACTGGAGTCTGAGAAGCGCCAAGGATCGGGAATGGCCCAGTGACACCTTCGACAACCATGCCAGCGCAAGCTAGCATAAGATCTTCGATGTTGTTGCCGTGCTCGTTGTCAGCTTCGAGGAAGGTGGAAACACGGTAGCGTGCTTCACCTTCAACAACTTGATCGCAAATGTCTGCAGCTGTGTCGTAACGTGCATAGTCTAATTCTGACTGTGCCATGCCCATGCCACAAAATGTGTCGTGGCCAGAGCCATATGTTCCGGTGTAAAATCCCATCCGGTAGCAATATTCTGCCAGTATAGGATTTTCAGAAAACTCCCAAGTTGTCACATCGTTCCAACGGTGTGACCCAGATCCACCAACGCTTGTGTCCTTTCGAAGATCGTAAAGCGGAGCACCATCTATCTCGAAAAGCATTTCTGGCACTGACGACATTTTCTCGTCGTCGTATTCGCATGTCACGATGACGTAGCAGCAATCAATTCCTTTATGGTCTGCTGACCATCTCCCATTCGGGTTATCATTGGCAGTCAAATAAGTGTCGGCTGTCGTTTGCGACCCGGACAAGAATTTTACCCATATTAAGCCAGAATATTCCCCGCTTGTGATTGGGTATCCTTTAGTTGCATCAAGAGATCCGAGCGTAACCCACTCATTGTCGACTGCAACTCTGGAAAGCGCCGTGCATCGAAAATCAGACAGCTTCAATACACGTTGCAAAGTTTTATTTGCAGTCCCGAATGTGTTGTCATAGACTGCTTGACCGGCTGTAACGACAGTGCCGATCGCCACGATCCTTGGTTGTCCTTCTCCATACTGAATGTCGAGGATTGAGCCGGCATTTGCAGCCCGGTCGCGCTCCGCTTTCTTGCGAGCCTTCTCTTGCGCCTTTGCCGCCAGTTTTTTCGATATGTACGAAAGACCGATGGAAATAGCGACATTGATGATGGCTGTGACTAAGAATGGAAGAGGCATTACTTCTTAACCCTCCCCCAATAGATCTGAACACGACCGGTCTGTGCAGTGTGTTCAAAGAACTTGTCGCCTGAAGAACGACGCTTCTGGTCCACGTCATTCGCGAGCCTGCCATTGCGACGCGAATAATCGATAGAACGAGAGAGGCATTCAAGTTCGTACCAAGATCCATCATCAACATTGCGCAGCAAGCGAACCTGATCGATGTAACCATACTTGACTGTTATGCCTGTTATCAATGCGCCGGTGTCTGCATTCAAATAAGCATCAATGACAGTCACTGGACGATCTCTGTAATCCTCAGTGAAAAATCCATCCAGAACAGCAGGGAGCAACGGGTCGTCGGTGGATGCAGGAAGGCGGATGGTGAAATCGTTGGCACTTGTGCCGGAAGAGAATTGAACGTCCGAAACGTCTACAATTCCCAGAGCCTTGTATTCAAGTGCAGAATAAGTAATCGGCTCCACAGAAAGAGCAAAGCCATAATCGCCGCTGCCAAGAGTTATCTTTACCAGTTGGCGGATCGAAACTCGACCTGCATCAAGCTGTGCTTGGACTGTAGCGTTAAAAGTTCTCATATTCTCTGGATCCCAGTGAATGAGATCGCAGAAGGAACGAGACCAGCTGACTCGGACCAGCTCTCAGGCTCAATAACGAATGTGGCCTTTGGCCTAAATATTCGTGCTGTGGCAGATGATGTAAATATGCCAGTGCGAATGTATGGCCTGACGCTTATTGACGCGACACCAGAGCCGTTGGCAGTCACCGTTGCTGAGACTTGGTAAAGGTCGTATCTTCCACTTTCTTCAAGAGCAATGTAATCGCCCAATGATAAAACATAATTGGCTGGCAGAGAGGCCAAGCCCATCGCGCCAGAAGCGCCAAGAGAAGTTACATCAGCTGTTCCGTCCCACGCTGCAGATATGTCTGTCGAAAGAATTGCACCCTTATAATTCAGAGGATTCTTTTTGGTGACATCATACATTGAGAAAAGATCTAAGCCACCGCGCAGCTTAGCCTTCCAAGCCAGCCAATCGGCTCTGCTTGCTGGTGACAACGGAATGGTCACGACATCGACTCTGAAAACTGCATCCATTGTTTCAGTCAGGGCCAAACTTGCCCCGCCAGAAATCCTGGCTCTGCCGACACTCTCCGATAGGCGGAAAGTGCAGGTTGCCAATTTGTAAGATGGGATTTCGTATATCGCCATCAGATGGCCCTTCGCTTCTTGGCCATTTGAACATTAGCGACAGTGCGCTGGTAAGACTGGCGCTCCCAGTCCTTTAAAGCCATGGAGATCTTTTGTTCAACCCCATTTTCAGCGCCACGAGCGTCGATGTTGACGATCATCCCAGAGGAGGCCGCTGACGAGCTTTGTATGCTGCCGGCTGCACTCGGTACGAAAAGTTCTGGACCGCGTTCTCCGACCAAATACGGACGATTAGCACCAACAGGACCGCCCATCGCTCGTGCTCCGACCGCTCTCAACCCGGCCCAAGGATCAATTCCCCCGCCGACCGACCCCATTCCGCCGAAGAGCGAGCTGGCAATCGAACGAATGCCCATCTGGATGAACATCGAAGCAACATCGTCCAGAGCCGATGCCATAACTTCGGTCGCCGATGCGCCACGCCTCATCCCGTCGACGATGTTCGTTGCCAAGGACGAGAAGCTGGACTTCAGCTCTTCATTGCGCTCACGCACAGCCTTCAAGGCATCGCCCATGTCGTCGATTGAGTTGATTGTCTCGTCCTGAACGCCGAAGTCGCGCCAAGGGGTGTCACGCTCGCTTTTCGAGCCTTTTCCAGAAGATGAGCCACCGGGCGCGACAAAGTCTTTAACCGAAACCGGGCGGATCGGAACAGGAGAATTCCGGGTCATTCCGCGCATGCGCGGATCCATAGGGATGTCAGAATTCTCGAGGAATGAATAGTCGCCTTGCCCGCCGAACATTTCTGTTATCATATTGCGGATCTGAGCGCCGACTCGGCGGCTCGAACGGGCATAATCCTCGTACCACTGCATGGCATCGCGGAAGTAAGGCTCAAGGCCAGCCAATGCTTGGCCGATGCCATCGATCGCAATTGCAAGATCGCGGCTGAAACCAGTCATCTGGTCAAGAGAGCCGATCGTCGTTGTCAGTTGGGTGTCAAGGTTGGTCATTGCCTGACCGACTGTCAGGACTGATCCGGCAACACGCGAACGCATCACTTCAGAGCCAGCTTGGAATGCTGCGAAGAAGGTCTTTGAGGTGATCTCTCCGTCCTTGACCATTTGGCGGAGCTTGCCGACGCTGCCAGCCGCTTCTTCAAGGCCAAAGGCAGCGGCTTGAGCGATTGCTGGCGCACCTTCCAAGATGGAGTTGAATTCACCCATCTGGACCATGCCATTGCCCAATGCCTGCGTCAGCTGAAGGATAGCTCCAGCCGCCTCAGTCGAGGATCGGCCGGACGCCTTCAACGCCACAGCAACGTTGTCGGAAAATTTTAGAAGGTCCGCGCTCGAAGCGCCGAGCTCTTTCTGGACAAGAGCTGTCTTCGAGTAAAGGTCGACGAGCGACTCAATAGGTGCGGCATTACGGAGGGAAGACTGGTACAGCTCGTTGTAGACTTTGTCGAGCTCTGCACCAGAAAGGCCAGCCATCTTCAGGCTGTTGTTGATGCGCGTGTATGCGTCTGCGAACTTCACAGCGCCAGAGATTGCGAAGCCGGAAGCCAAGGCTGCTCCGAAAGCTGCAGCCCTGCCGGCCAAGCTTTGGAATGTGTTGTCAACTTGCTTCGCCTTGGAATTGATTCGGCCGAACGTTGTATTTGTGCGAGCCTCGATACGTGTCAGTGCACGCTCATAGCTCTTTGTGTTCGCTTCGATCAGGACCGCGAGCTTATTGAAGTCAGTTGCCATTCTGCCTTAGTTTCAACCTCTCAACTCTTCGGTCTTCCGCAGCCCACATTTCTTCAGCTTCTTCGCGAGAGACTGGCTCAGGGCGACCGGCCGATCCACGCATTACTTTGTTCCTGCCTTCAATGGCAGCAAAGAACTCAACCAAGCTAGCCTCCCAAAACTCTTTTGGAGACCATCTCAGATATCCACACGCGGCACCGAGCCAATCGCGGAACGGCACCGGCTTTTCAACCGAGCTGTCCCGCGTTACTCTTTTTTTGAGGATGACGCCGTGAAGACCTCGAGAACTTTCAGAGCAGCCTCTTGGACTTTGGCCAGTTCCTCAAATGTCTTAATCTCAGCTTTGAGCTTGGTGGCATCTCCGTCGATCGTGAAGCAATCGATGAAGCTGTAAAGCGCAGAAACGTCGCTTTCGCTCAAACGCTGAAAGATCGCCTTGAGGCCGGGATTTCCCAGCCTGTCGCAAAAGAACGCCATGCGTTGCATTTCCGCGCACAAGACAACTTTTGCTGTTCCTATTTCGAGTGGAACTTCTCCTCGGGCAGAGTTGACAAGCATTATGCGATCGCCACGTAAGTGATGTCGCCAGCATTTTCAAGCGTCACAGTAAACTGGGCCTCTGCATTGTACTCGCCAGAGCCTTCAAACTGTGTCACTTGGAAAGTTCCAGAGAATGATCCAAGGCCGCCAACAACGAGTCCATATGCATCATTCGTCTGAGCGATGAAGTCGTCGACCAGCTGATCGTGCGTTGCAACGTCCTTGAGAACACCAGACATCGAAACAGACATGGACTTGACACCGGCTGCAGAGAGAAGCTGGCGCCAGCGGTTCGTGTCGTCCGCAGACGTTACATCGACTGTTTCAGCGTTCAGCGAAAAGCTGATCGTGCGCATTGCGGCGATTGTCGTGCCAGAAGAGGCAGTGCCCTTCTTGAGAACGACTGCAGAACCTTTGATGGACATAGAGATCTCCTTACGATCTGTGAGTTATCTGGAAGGTCTGAATGCCCTGCTTTGTTAAGCCATCAGGCATGTCAATAACCCGTTCATCATCCAGCCAGCAATGAGCTGAAGATCTTCCCGTCACTGTCAGCGATTGCTGGTGAAGTGCGGTGTAAATCGATTGCTGAATTTCTTTCACCTGCCTCTTGCCCGGAGATCTGCTCCAAACTAGAACTTCGATGAATTCGCTTTTCCCGGTGTCACCACCAGCATCCTCTGGGATGATGTTTGAGTTTGATATCACTATGAATGGGTAGGCAGTTTCAGAAGGGTTGACGATCGGTGAGTCGCGAACAGAGACTACCCCGGAAATGTTGGCACTTGTGATGGCAGTGTAAACTGCTTTCTGGACTTCCGCGCTCATGCGAATCCTGCCTTCTTAGCAGCTTTTGTCATTGCTCGCGAGATCCTTGACCGAATCCTTTTCCGCAGCAAGCGATATGCCGGGAAGAAGAAAGGCTGCTTGGTGTTTACGTCGCTGCCAAACTCGACCCAGCGAGCGTAAAATGCTTTGTTCGATTGATCGTTCGATCCGGCTTGAACGACAATGGCTGGAGAACGCTTGCGGCCGAAGAATGTCCGGTTGCGAGTGAATTTCCATTCAATGGACTTCCTCAGCTCACCTTCATCGACTGGTGCGAGGGACTTCGCCTTTTCGACCATCTCTTGCCCAGATTTGGCGAGCGCGTCTTTCAACTCGACTTCAAGGCCATCAACGGTAGAGTTGAGACGGCGAAAGAACTTGTCTTTGTTGGTCAAGGTGAAGCGCATCAGACAGCCACCCCGCTCGTTGCGCGCTCGATCATTATGTCGAGCCATTCCTTGCGCTGGCCGAAGCGCATGACGGAACGAATATTCCAGACAACTGAGTCGATTGTCACGCGCCAACTCTCGTCGACTGATGGCAGTGCAGGCTGACGAACTCGCAGCATGGCTGTGACAGAAGGTTCAAGGCGACCATTGCGAAGAAGCTCTCGACCAGAGCCTGAGACAAACTGGCACTGAATCTTGACAGGTGTTCCCCACATGACTGTGCTCATCCCATAAGCGTCTGTGATTTCCTCACGAGCTTGAAATGAAGCGATTGTCCTGAGGTCGCCTGCTTTTGTCATTTCGCCATCCTTGCTCTGGCTTTCGGATATTGAGCTGGCTTGATTTCTGGAACATCATATTGCTTGATAGCCCAGCCGCGCAAAACAGCTTCTTCAATGTCTCTCTCGTCGAGAGCCTCGCCGGACGAATATTTTCGGGCATTGATCTCCATCTTGAACTTGGCGATTGCCTTCACTTGTTCACCCTCCGATAAGCACTAAGCATGGCCCAATAGCCATTCGGGACTTCATGCATCAAGTCTCCAGAAACTTCGCGATTTGCATACATGCTCGCCACATGCATCTTTATTGCAGACTTGATCGGCTCTGGAATTGCAGCTGCAAGGCCAAATCCTGCGACGAACGTCACTTTAACTTTGTCTGTGCGATCGTCGTAAAGATTTGGGATTTCGAATGAGTCGTTAAACCTGACCATCGAGCCGAGTGCGTCCTCGATCAACTCATACTTGCTCGCAGTTACAGTCTGCTCATTGCTTGCTTGATCATAATACTTGACATGTGTGACTGTCGCCACTCCTGGGAATGGAAGTGTGAGAGTGTCGCTCCAGCTTTCATAATCCTGACGCCATGTCTGATTGATGATACAGCGACCAAGAACGCCGCTGTATCCATCGATGTAAGAGATCGCAGCATTGAGCATTGCTGTGATCAGCGTGTCATGATCAGAATGATCGACCCAGAGCCAAGCCTTAGCCTCTGCCAAGGTGACAGGCAGCTCTGCTGGCGGTGTTACGATTGCTGGCCTGAGATTGATCATTTATTCCTCATCAACGGATTTGGGTGCCGTTTGTGATCGTAACGCTTTTCGATTTCTTCAGCTGTTGGCGGCTTTTCCTTCGGATCAAGCCGAATGTCGCAGCCACCTTCTTCTCGATCGATCATCTGAATGTGAAAGTGATCGTAGCCGTAGAACCTACGGTCGTCCGGCTCGCAGCCATCCATCAATGAAGTTTCAGCTGGAACGTTAACTAAGATGCCACGAGCCATCGCGATGCCAAGCCAAAACTCGCAGCATGCACGACCCTGCTCTGCTGTGTGTGCATTTGGCATGGTGTAATCGATGCCATAGAGGCTTATTTCTTTCACCCCAATGTGGACTGCATATGCTATCGCGTAGGCTGCTGTTGAGTTAAAGTATGGCATTCCGCCGTTAGAAAGAACTTCAGCCAGCGGGAACTCAACAAGGCCAGGATATCCATCGCGTTTTACAGATGTGTAAATCGGTCCAGGATGGTTACGGAGCCATTCCAGCATGGAAGCTATGTTTCCGTCCGGGTTAAGTGCTGCTCGCTCTTCCTGGACCTTCAAATCGTCCATGTGGAAGACGCAGTCGTGCTGGATGATATCAGCCATGGCGTTGATTGCCCAGACCTCATCGGCAAATCTCTTGCGATTTCCAAGAGATTTTATCATATCCATGTACGAGGAAGCTGATGGGCCCAGTCCGATGATGACTACATGCTTTGGAGGTGTGACAGGATCGACCGTATTTGGTCCAGGGCTGTCTTCAGTGATTTTCTTGGGGCTTGCTGTGCTCTTTCGGGCGACCACAATCAGCGTCCTTCCTTCGATCTCGGGTTCAACTTCGGATTCTGGCCCTTCTTGGCCGTAGTATGCCACCGGTTGCCAGCCAGAACGGAGCAAGAGGTCGGTGAACTGGCCTTTGGTGTAATGCTGGTGGTGGAACTTGTAGTTCTTGTACGGAAAAACCGTCTCATTAGGCACTGAAGCGATAAGCAGATCAGCTGCATTGCGAAGACCGCGCAAAAAAGGAGCAGGATTCTCGAGATGCTCGATCGTTTCGAAGCAAACTGCGGCATCTGCGCCTTTAAATGCGTCGACCGTTAGATCCGCAACGACAAAATTTGTGCCTTTGCAAGACCAATGCTTATTGGCGAAATCGATCGCTTCGGGCGAAATATCAGCGCCAATCACATTGTGGCCATCTTGCGCAAGCAGCCAGCTGCCGTAGCCTACGCCGCACGCGACATCTAGGACGCGTGAAGGTTTCTTGATGAGTGTTCGGGCAAACTCATATCGGGCAATGTGGTCGCGACGAATGCCCGAAATATCCGTCGCGACCTGCCTCTCGCCGTTGTTGATCACGTGAGAGGACTTATCGTTATGCTACTGGTTCGCGGCTGGCCTTGGAAAGGACCAGTGCGGCAGAGATCAGGCCAGTTGCATGGCCGAGGCCATACAGGCGCAGCTTCAGGAATCGCTTGTTACCGCGATAACCGATCTTGGTCGAGAAATTCTGGTTTGTGCCAGAAACTCGAGTGCCAGCCGGGAGACCGGCAGCTGCTTCAGTGCCGAGCAGATCGTCGTTCGAAACTGACGTGAAAGTTCCGCCAGAAGTGTCGCATTCGTAAACGATTGCGGTCGTGGTGTCGCCGGTCGCACCGACAACGCCATGATTGATGACGAATTCTGCAGAGTCATAGCCCTTGGTGTCAAGAGCTGCAGTGAGTTTTCCACCAGCAATGCCAGTCGTGCCGATCGCCTGTGGAGCGATGGCCGTGATGACACGGAGTGAATTGTGAATGTCGCGCATTTCTTTTTCCCTTCGATGGAATTGAGTGGGGTGGTCGGGCGGATGATCGCCCGACCAGTTTTGTTCAGGTGTTATGTGGTGAAGCGCATGAACTTGATGGCTTCGTAATTCACCATTCCGCCGCCGACTCGCTTGGTCGTGTAGAACTTCACGAACGGCTTGGAAGTGAACTGATCGCGGAGAACGCGGATGCCCTGACGATCGACGATCTGGTAGGCAGCTCCCAAGTTACCGAACGCCAACGAGAGCGAGTTGGTAGCAAGGGTCGGCATGTCTTCCATGCGTACGATCGGGTAGCCCATGAAGGTCTCCGGTGCGCCAGCAACAAGCGAAGGCTGCCACAGGTACTGGTTTGTGGTGTCCTTGAACTTGCGCATCTTGGTCACGACCGAACGACGCGTGAAGAAGGCCGAGCCGGCAAGGTATGCCTGCTTGACTGTTCCGACGAGATCGTGCAGACGATCGACTGGCTTGTTGGCATCGGCCATGAAGTCACCGTTCAAGCCGGAGTCAACGCGACCGATCGATCCCCAAGTCACGCCAGCGCCAGCGTCAGCAAGCGTCGGGTAATCAATCAGACCACGAATTCGCGAGGTGGTGCCGGTTACGAACTCCTGATTTTCGAAGCGTGCGAACTTGTCGGCGACTTTGCCGGCGAGCCATGCTTCGATGTTGACTGCGGAGTCGTCCAGGAGCTGCTGGGTTGCCTTTGGCTCAGTGTCGATCCAGTAGACCGAAATGCGCCACTTGCCGACCTGCGGAGTTGTCTGGTCAGTTCCCTGAACCTGCTCACCGGCATAGCCAGCACCGGCTTCGTTCAGATCTTCGATGCCTTCAAGAGCGTCAGTCGAGATTGCCTGAACAGAGGCATACTGACGCATCGGCGAAGTTTCGTAGACTCTGGTTGCGATGCGGCCGGAAAGGTCTGGCGTGACGAAGTAGCCGCCATCCGGATCGGAGCCGACCGAAAGGGTCTTGACTTCTTCGGGTGTGAGCATGCGCTCAGACTTGCGCATGAACGACTCGAAGGCCTGCTTGTATTCTGCATAGCCTTTTGCGTCGACTTCAACGAAAGGCTGCTTGCGTTCAGCGGCATTGGTCTTCAGGAACTTGTTGAAGTCCTTCAGCTCAAGCTCAGCCTTGGCACCTTCTTCCGACGAGGACTTGATGCCTTCGCGGTTGAGACGTGCTTCCAGCTCTTCACGCTGCTTGCGCTCTGCGTTGATTGCAGCTTCGAGAGCTGCCTTGGTTTCGACTGCCGTGTCGAGAGCCTTCTCGATGCGGGTCAGCTTTTCGTTGACGATCGGATCGTCTTTCGCGAGTTTGCTCTTCAGCTCTCCATCGAGGACGGTTTTGAAGGCTTCGAAAGCCTTGCCCTGATCTTCGATGAGAGACTTGATCTCATTCGGTTCCATGGTTTCAACCTTTCAGATTGATGGTTTCGATGTTGCGGCGGATCAGCGCCGCGATTTCGGTCCCATCTTCATCACGAAGAAGGTTGGCCGTATTTGTCGCACCTTCTCGGCGCGACCATTCCTTGAAGCCAGACACCGCTCTCACAGCGTCGGACCGGGACAAACCTTTGGTCCTTAGTGTGGCTTCAATTTCTCGCCAATCCTCTGTCGACATATCAGTCATTGAGGACTTGACAGAAACTACTCTTGAGCTCTGATTCATCGGGATCGACACGAGGCTGATCTCGAAAAGGTCGAACTCCTCGATCATGCGCGCTTTGCGCCGACCGTCGTACTTGTCTTTCTTTGTCATCCCGCCGATGGAAAGGCCATCAAGGGCACCTTCCTTCAGGTCTATGTAGATGTCCTTTGCGATGCTTTTTGCCATCAGTAGCCTGCCTTTTACCAGCAGGCCTTTTTCGTCTTCTTCGATCGAGGTCCAAACGCCGACGCGGTTGCGCGGGTCATGATCGCCGAACATCTTTATGCCCTTGGCGCCACGAGTCTTGATCGACTGTGCGAACGCTCCCTTGACAACAATATCGCTGCCAAGGTCTTTCTCGTTGAAAACAGAAGCATAGCCCTCGAAAACGCCGGAGTCATTCAGACTCTTGCACTCAAAAGAAAAGTCTATGTTTTGCATTTTGTTTCCTTCGTCTTCGAGGGCATGTCAGGGTTAGATCGTCACGCCAGACGGGTTGATGTCGACTTTCAGGACAGAAGTCGATGTTGCGATGCCGAGAACAGTCGATGTTTCACCGCTGGTAATGTCTGCAACTGGGCAGATGCCGCCAGGTGTGTCCGAAAGGTAATAAGCGATGCCAGCCGTTAACGTGCCGCCTATGGTAATTGATCCGGCAGTCAAGATAGTGAGTGGTTGATTAGCAGAAGCACCGTGAAGTGCAATGCCGACTGGCACACGGGTTGCGGTTGCGCCGTTGTTATCGGCCAAGCCGAAATTTCCTGTCGTCGCGTCGCGATAAACCACCTGACCGGCTGTGATTGTTGCGAGAGCATATGCGCTTACAAGCGATGCTCCGGCAACAGCTACGACGTTCGCTGCTGTGATTGTGATATCTGCCATGCTGAATTCCTTTCAGGTTTAATGCTAGGCTGCAAGGAGCCAGAAAGCATTGTCTTCTGCGATTTGTTTTCTGTCTACAGATTCGATTTCAGAGCTGACAGAACCTGCGCCAGATATCTTTGCACTCATTGGTGCAATGGCAGATGCTGATGCTTCTAAAGAGCCAGAGCCAGAGATTGTGGCGTTGATGTATGCTGGTATTGCCTCAGTTCTTAGAGGAACTGGCGTTTCCCAATTTCTTGCGCCTCTGCGCCTTATCCAGCCACCAGGCTTTATCTCTGGCTCGACGTAAATCTCTAGATTTGCTGTGATGTCTCCAGAGCCAGAGAGCGTTGCAGAGATGTCTGCTGGTATTGCAACGATAGAAAGGTCTGCTGATACCGAGCCGGAGCCGGAAAGAGTTGCAGAGATGTCGGCAGCTGCTTGAACTGCAGAAAGGTCTGCTGATACCGAGCCGGAGCCGGAAAGAGTTGCAGAGATTGAGCCTTCTGGCAGCTCTTCGCCTGTGCCGAAATACCGAACGTTAAAGTATTTTCCGTTCCAGTATTTATCTGCCCAGAAATCAGCCATCAGTCAGCGTCCAATGTTACCGCCGTGCGTTGCCCATCTGTGGTGGTTGTTGCGACGATGCGGTCTGATGTGTCGTTAATGTCTCGTATCGTGACTGTGTTGCCAGAGATCGAAACCTTACCGCCAAGAGCCGCCAGAATAATGCGCAAAGCTTGGCGCAATGTCCAATCATCTTCCACTCCGTTGAGCGCATCGAGAACTGCATTGCCAACGTTCGAAGTCGTTAGAAGATCGCCGGATGATGTGATGGTCGACGACATTGTGCCAAGAGCTTTTATGACCGCATCTATGTCGCCGGAGCCGGAAAGATTTGCCGCCAATTCTGCTTCAGCTGAAAGCAAGGCGGATACGGAGCCAGAACCGGACAGGGTTGCCGACGCATTCAGGAAGGCGCGCAGATCCGCTGCGGTGATGTCGCCCGAGCCCGCCAGGGTGGCGGCCAGTGAGACGACAAGCTGCCCGATTGCCGTCAGCGATCCAGATCCCGCTAAGGTGGCGGCGCCATTCCTGCCGCCTGTGATTGCCGCATCGAGGTCGCCTTCCCCGATGATTGTCCGGTGGCTGGCAATTGCCCCGGCCTTGGCCGGCATCATCCAGGCATAGGAATTGTACTTGCCGGAAGGGATCGAGGCGTAGTTTGAGTTGATGCCGGTACCCCAATAGCTGTTTCGCCTGAACCCGCCCTGATCGAAATTCGACACCAGCGCTGACGGATATGTCGTAAGCGCCACGACCCCGGCGCCAAACACCCGTATGCAGGGGTTCCCGTAATTGTTGCCGTTGCCGAACAGCGCCATCAGAACAGTTCCGCAGCTTCCGCGTGGCCGGCGGCTATCAGCTTCTCCCTGATCATGGCCGAATGCCGGTCGATTATCAGCGCCGCCAAGGTGAACAAGTTGCCGCGCCACGCCGCGAAATCGTTGATGATGTCGAGGATGGACTTATCCATATCAACCTCCGTAGGCCCAATCAAAGTCGACCATGATCGTGCCAGCCGAAGTCGTGGCGGCGGTCTGATAAAGTAGGAACTGGATGTTTGCGCCGTCCCTGATGCGCGGCAGGCTTGGGTATGCGTTCAGGAAGTCCATCTTCGTGTAGAGGCCGGTGGCCGGGACCGGGATCGTCCACAATGGCTTGCAGAGGCCGATGATGACGGTGCCGGATGCGTGCGCCGTGCCGGCCCATACCAGATCGACAATGTCCGAGACGCCCGTATCCCCGACCGCGAGCGGCAGGAATGGGTTCCACTTGTTCGCCGCCGTTCCCGAATTGAGAAGTTGCCCGATGCCAAGCGAGGCGGTGGATGTGAACGTGGTTGTGGCGCCAGCGCCGCCGCCAGTGTCCAGATAGTTGACGATGCAGGTCGGAGCGTTCGCGCCAAGCGCCGTATCAGCCGCCACAAACAGGCGCAGCCCCTGGCCGTTCGGGTATCGAGCGCCGCCGCCGAGCGCCGTCATGGTGACGGTCTTTGTGCCAATGGTGGAGACGTTCGTGCCCGAGAGCGGCACATAGCCGACCAGGTCAATCGCCATCAGATACCAAGGCGCGCCCGCAGCAGCGACAATAGCCGCGCCAGCCCCGAGGAAGTGCTTGGTCGCGGCCGACACGTTGCCGCCGTGGTAAGGCGCACCTTCGCCCCAAGTGTCGTCGGTCGCCACATAGGTCAGATCGGTGCCAGCAAACGTAGCAGCAGCAGGGAAGCCGCCGTGACCAGACAGCAGCGTCCAATGGCCTGCCGTGCCGGCAGAAGCCAGCGTCTTGTTATAGAACGTCTGCCCAGCCTTTTCGTTGACTGTGATCTGGTTGATCAGGTCGTCGTGCGAAGTCCAGCCCATTTTTTTATCCTAATTCCAAGCTGTTTCGATGATGCCGGTGAGGATCATTCCGTCAGCCGTTCCGTTGTGGCCGCAGCCAAGGATGGAAAGCACCGCATCGTCCTTGATGATGGGCAGGCGCGGAATGTTGATCAGGCCCGCAAATTCGTCACACGCGCCGAAACTCACGTTTAGCGTGCCGTCGCGCCGGCCTACCTGCGTCAGGTAAAAGGTCAGCAGCGGCTTGACGATTGCAAAGGCCATCAGCCCGCCGCCTGCGACCGTAAAGGTCACATCCTCAATCGAGCGGACGCCGGTGTCGTTACCCTGTAACGGGCAGAATGGAAGCCCGTTGTTCGAGTTCGCGGGCGACCCACCGACAACCTGCCCGCCACCGTTGACCGGATTGATAACTTGAATGGGCGCGACCCGCCCCGGCGTGCCGTCCTGATTGGTGTAGGTGAATGTGAAGTTGCCACCACCGGGATTTGCAGACTGCCCGACAGCGACAACTTGCCCGCCTCCAGGGTATCGTTCCGGCAAGGCCACGTCGTTTATCAGCGTTTGCGGATCGCCGGTCGCATCCATGTCGATGAATGGATAGTAGAGCAGATAGTCGCAAAGGATCATCTGGTTTCGGTCATTGGTGTTTCCCGTTGACGACCGGGAACTGCTCTGAATCTTGATGTTTCTCAGGACTTGCCGGGCTGGCGCCACATTCGGGACATCGAAGCCGCGTGCCCCCGGGATCAGCGCCGCCTCAAGAGGCGAGGATGCGTAGAAGTGCGCCGTTGGCGAGCCGCCCGAATAAATCAGGTCCAACCATTTGCTCTGGTTTACGGTGGTCCCAGGGTTCACCTTGCGAAATGACGCGACGTGATACTGGCCGTTGTCTTCAGCTTCGACGTATTCCTTGAGATTGCGGAAACCGGCCATGTCAGGCTGTCTTTCTATTTACCATCCCGCCAATGCCACGAGCGGTTGCGGTCATGTGCGCAATGATGCCGTTGTCACAAGCGCAATCGCGCTTGACATTGCCGTTCTCGACGATGACTTCCTTGCCGCATTCCTTGCATGTGTATTTCACGATCAAGTCTCCGTCACATTGAGTGCGCCGGCAGCGAACTGCGGCTGGATGCCGTTGGCAACTGCCAGCGAAGCGTCCAGCGCACCGGCATAAAGAACATTGCCGGCACCCGACGAAGCTGTTCCGATCGCTACGTGAGTGATCGTCGCGCCGGTAACACCACACTGAGCGAACTGTGCCAAGGCGGCATTCTGTGTTAGGCCAGATGCCGGAACATCCCAACCGCCAGTCGTGCGGGCGATCGCGATGCGGACATAGTTCGTGTACGCAACCTCGTTCGTTGTCTGCGAATTCCCGACACCGGGATCGGCTGTGTGCAGCGAAACATAAAGATTGGTCAACGGTGCAGAGCTGTCATTCTCTGCAATGTCTGCCCATGCCGTGGCATTGAAGATCAGAGCCAGGACTTTGTTGCATGTCAATGTGGACTTAGGCATTCTCGACTTCCTCTTCGATCATCCCAGTCATGCGACCGGTGGTTTCGTCGAATTGAGCAGTTCTGTGAACCTTGCCGCGATTTGGCAGGTGAGCGTGAACTTCAATATTTGGCTGTGTGATGTTAACTTCCGGAGACTTCACATCGACATTAATGATCGGCGAAGGCATCGACTCAATGGCACTCTTCAGATCCTGGACATTGAATGCCTTTGGCTCTTCCGAGACCTCAGGCTTGACGTTTTCAGGTGCCGGCGCTGGGGCTGGCGGCTGCGGCAGCTTGTCGGCTTCCGGGTCGTCAACCCTGTCCATTTCCTCCAGCGCCCGAACATCGTTCTGAGTCAACCAGCCCTTGCCGTTTCCGGAGCCGAGCCCCTTGGCATAAAAGTCTGCACGATCCTTTGCAGCTCCACGGAGCAGAGCATTGACGGTAAACTTTGTGTAATGGCCGGAATTGATTTCCTGCTCAGTCAAAAGATTGTTGTCTGCCGACTGCTCAATGCGCTCGCACCATGGCATGAGCGTGTGAACAACGTGCTGGAGGAAGATCGACTCAGTGGCTGCTCTCGCTGCCATGTCAGCTGGGTGACCGATCATCATCGGCATCACCCGGAATGCGCGACAGATTTCTTCGATCTGGTGGCGGCGTGTCTCGATGTGCTGGGTATCAACGCCGCTCATCTGCATCGTAGAGAATGTCGCGCCGCGATCAAGGATCATCGGCTTGCGATGAAGCTCACCGCCGATCTCATACTTCGCGAGCCAAGCTGCCAAGCCAGCATACTGCTCGCTGGACAAATTGTCCTTTACCGAAAGAAGGCCAGAAACGGCTGCACCATTCTTGTGCATGTCGCCATGGCTTTTCTCGAGAGAGATTGAAAGGCCGATCGCTTCACGCGCCAGCCCAACTGCATCCATCCCGACCAATCCATCCCAAGACAATCCACGCAAATGCCAAATGGTTGCCTGCGGAAAGATCTTTTCTTCTTGAGTCTGCTTATCACGCACCTTGTAGGTGAGAGAGTAGTCAGCATTGCGCTCAACTGTCACATCTCCGCTGATAGGGATCAACTCCTTAATGCGCCTTTGAGAGCCAGAGCCAACTCGATTTATGAATGCATAGGCATTGCCGCGAAGCAATGCGTGAAGCATCATGGTCTCGCGAAACTCAAAGCTCGTCTGCCAACCATTCGGGCGGCGATGGAGGAGTGTGTACAGAGGATGGTCGGTCGCCGGTACGCGCTTGCCATCTTTCTCGATGTAAACCCTGAACGGGATCTGGCTCACGCCTTCCGCGATAACCCTGACGCATGCCAGGACAGTCGACACCTTGATTGCTGTTTCGGCGTTAACTGTCACCCCAGATGAGCTGGAATTTGACCCATAGATCTCTTTCCAAAGCTCCAGAGAGCTCATCTTGCGATCAAAGCCAAGCCAACTTGCTATATCAGAGATGATGCCCATTAGGCGGCTTCCCAAAATGATTTCTTAACCGGAGCTGCGCCTACTGTTGCCATCCCTATGGACATCGCGAGCGACACAGCGCCGTCGATGCGTGTCGTTGACTTGTCCTTGGCGAACATCCGGTGACCGGTCCTGTTCTGTTCATAAACGACACCAGCCAAGCACATACGGTTGACCGGCTGGTCTTCGATCGTGATTCGCTCTTCGATGATCGCTGCTTCAAGCTTGTTGATCGAGTCTGGCATCCAGAGAACGATCTCTTCAACGCCATCCATTCCCAAGGCAGCTGCATCGGTGTCGCTGACCTTGCGGCGCTGAAATCCTTGCGGGTGCACGACACATGGCAGCGTTATGTTCTTCTCAGAAGCATGATCGCGAAGATTCTCTAGGCCATACTGGTCAGCGGCGATCTCTTCGGGATGGAACTTGGCAACCAACTCAGCGAGAGCTTCGGCCATGTAGCCATAATTGATTCGCTGACCCGGCACTGCAGTCATGTGACCTGCCTTGGCCCAAGTGTCGTATGGCGTGCGATCCTTCTTCGATCGCTCAGCCAGCGTGTCCTTCGGCGTGAAGTACCAAGTCTTAGAAGCGAACACCTGTTTGTCGAATGCAGGGTCCAAGACCCATGTCAGCGTAAATGCCGTCAAATCCTTCGTGCGCGAAAGGTCAAGGCCACCATAGCACTTGTAGCCTTTCCTGAGCATCTCTTCGGCATCGACCGGCGCAAGAACCTTCTCAAGCTGAGCACGAGAGAAGGCGGCTGTCTCGCTGTCGACCCATTCACAGAAGTGCAACCGGCGAACGATTGACTCCTTTGATGGCATTCCTTTGGCTTCATTAACCTGCTCGCGAATGAACTGCGGCTGGATCGATATGCCAAGATTCGGGTTGGCCTTTATCCAGCAGCTCTCATCCTCGAAAGGATTGTCATCATCGTCGATCGAGCAGATGAAGCCAAACCACTGATCATTCTCGACCTCACCACTGAGAAGGCGGGTCGTGTATTCATGCTCGGACCAGCAAACAGACTTGCGGTCAAAGCCAGAGTTCGTGATCTCAAAGATCAGAGCATCCTGATTGCCCTTTGTGCCAGCTCGCAGCATCTCGATGACCGAGTTGTCAGGGTGCTCGTGCACTTCGTCAATCAGAGCGCAGTAAGGACGGATACCGCTCTTGCCCTTCTTGTCAGAGCTGATCGGCTTGAAGAAGGATGCTTTCTCAAGATGAGTCAGCTGCCAGACCGGATTGACGCCGGAAGATAGCAGCCTCTTGTTCAAGTGCGGCGAACGCTCCCACATCGCGACTGCGTCGCGGAACAGGATCGCTGCTTGGTCCTTGTCGGTCGCTGCGCTGTAGATCTCAGCACGGAGCTTGCCAGTGGCTGTGAGCATGTAGTGCCCGATGCCAGCGGCCATCGGCGACTTGCCGTTGCCCTTTCCTATCTCGACGTATGCGCGACGGAACCTTCTCAGGCCGCTAGAGCGCAGCCAACCGAAGATCGAACCTATGATGAAGCATTGCCAAGGCTGGAGGATAAACGGCACTGCTTGGCTCGTGACAGAGCCATCTTCGTCTTGTGTCTCAACCTCAACTGTAAGAATGTCCGAGAAGAACTTGATGGCTCTGTAGGCTTTTTCAGCTGACCAAACGAGCTGTTGAGCTTCTGCATTGGCAAGGTCTTTGAGGTGGCGCTGCGCTGCTAGCCGGACGTATGGTCCTGCGATCGTCTTTCCTTCCACCACAGACCGAGCATAGTCGGTCGTCGGATCAGGCAAAGTAGGATTCGACGGAGTCGGCGTCACTCGGAACGACCTCTGCTTTTATCTTTGCGCGGCTGGCTGGTGTCAAACCGAACTCAGCAGCGAGTTGACGGATTTGGTGCAAGGCGGTGAAGTGGTGCTGCCACGCTGGGTGCGCCTTGATCGTCACATTGCCGCTCTGGTCTGTGCCGTGAATGTAGCGGCCTTCCTTCTCCAGCGTCTCCCATGTCGTGTGCCACAAGATCCAAGCGCGGCAGTACGACTTGAGTGCATCGAGGTCAGTGTTGCCAAGCACGCCGACCGAGTAGAGAAGGCCAACCATCTCTTTCCACTTCTCCTGTTCGCGCTCTGTCAGATCGCGAGGTGCCGGTGGACGAACAATCTTCACTTTTGGCTCAGCTGTGTTGATCGGCTTGTTGCCGCGATTGCCTGTCAGGACCCTAATATTTGATGGGAGTTTCTTAGCTCCTCTGGCAGCAGACATTCTTCAATTCCTATTCTGAAGATTAATGCGACTTATTGTGTGCAAGTGCACCTCGCCGCACCTCGAATGTGGTTTTTCCCACAAAAAAGACCTCCCCCTACCTAGGCCAGCCGTCCTCGCCTGCTCCCTTGAATCCTGACTTGCTCTCCTTCTGAGCAATTGAATCGTGGCAGGCCTTACATGAGGTGGCTAGATTATTAATGTCGAAGAAGAGGCGATGATCTCCTTTGTGCTCGACCTTGTGGTGAGCTATTGCTTGTTGAGGCCCGGCATCGTGATTGGTTCCTCTTGAGCAGTAGGAGCAGACATAGCAGTCTCTTATGAAGACCCTTAGCCTTAAATCCTTCCATGCTGCTGTCTTATATAAACCTTGATAGGCTCTGCCTGCTTCTGTCCTGCTGTGGCGCTTACCGCTCATAAAGAAAAGCCTCTCTGCTAACGGGAGGTGGGTTAACAGAGAGGCCTGAGGAGAACCAGGAGGAGCAGCCAATGCAAGCAAACAACGGTAACATTACCGTTCTGAGCCAGGAAGGCAGCGAAGCACTCAGGCCAGCCAGCACCATTTCCCGAAATCGCTTATGAGTTGAAAGATTGCAAAAGAAAAGCAGAAACTTTTATCTCTCTTCCAGAGCTGGCAAGAGCCACCCTGTAATAAGCTCCCTGCTTCTCGAGGATCGTGCAGTACTCGCCGCCCAGAACGGAAGAGCCAATGACTGCCAAGTCGCCAGCTTTGAGTTCGTCTGTCTTCCTTTCCTGCTCCTGCTTTTGCAACCCAACAAGCTCTCTGCTTGAGCAAGCCGCGTGACGGCCATTGACCCAGAAAGGCTGGAACTTCGGCATTGGGTGATTCTCAGACAACCAATGGCAGAACTTGTAGTCGTCCTCAGCCACGAACAAGAAGCCGGGCAAGAGTGGCTTCACTGACTTGCGCCTCAGCTTCTTCCTTGGCACACGACCAACAACGGTTATCTGCGGCGTGTACACTGCCATGTGAAAAGCTCGCAAGGCTTTGAACAGGTCGATGGTCTGCCGGGAATGGCAGCGAACAATCAGCCAGCGTTTCTCGATAGATTCGTACATTCGAATTCCTCAGGTTCCAAGTTCCAAAAAAACGCTCGTTTTCAGACTCTGTCTAACGTTTCTTCTTTTTCTTTATTCTTATCCAACGGAGTAGAAGAGAAAGAGAGTGGAA